CTATAAAATTTTCAATTCTTTCAACTGCTCATTTCGTTTACTTTCCAACTTCTGCGTAACGTGTAAATAAATTTCTCTTGTGACCTTACTGTCATTATGTCCAAGTCTTTTTGAGATGCTGTCGATATCAATTCCTTGTTCCATTAGCAGACTTGCGTGTGTATGTCTTAGCGTGTGTGGTGTGATGCTTCTACCGATAGCTTTCATGGAATTTTCCTTGAGGTATTTGTTGTAAGCGAAGTGGTCAATGTGCTCACGAACTGTACCAGTGAACAATAGGTTGCTAAACTGTATCACATTGTCGTTCTGAGCCATTCTCAGTGCCTTTCTACAGACTTTTGCCAGTTCGTCTTGAATATATACGTCTCGGATAGAAAAGTCCGTCTTTGGGGTTGTTACAATGTCATTGTTGACATCATAGGTTTTCGTGACATGGATCACACGCTTTCTCAAATCAACATCTGGTTTCTCAAGCGCAGCTGCTTCGCCGAATCGGAGACCAGACAGGACGAGGAATTCTGTTAGCACTTTCCATTTTTCCACTTTCATCTCATCAAGCAACAATTCCACTTCGCTGGACTCAAGAAATTTGTCTTCAATCTTCTTGCGGTGAGAAACATCTTTAAACCGTTCAATCTTGTTGAGATAGGAGATATCTTCAATGTAATCATTACGGTATCCCCATCTCAACAGAGCCTTGAGCCTTACCATCCATTCGTTGAGCGTTCCAGGAGCTCTGCCAGTAGCGAGAAAACGTTCTCTGATATATCCCGCATTTAACTTCGATACAATGATAGATGGTCCGAGAATCTTTGCAATAGACTTACACGCTCCACAGTTCCTGTTGTACGTAGACTGCTTGACTGTCCTCAGTTGTTCCACATTGTATAGCTCTATGAGTTCCTTTAAGGCAAGGTCTTTCTTCTGCGTTGATGCTGTCTTTAATTCCTGATCAATGCGCTCTTGGAGTGTAGCAGCTGCCAACTTGCGATTCTTTGCAGTATTTTTTGGCATGGAAATTGAGACTCGTTTAACTTTTCCTGTCATTGGATCTGTGTAGCGTTCAATAAATTTAAATCCTGATTTTCTTTCTTCAACCCACATAATCATCTTCCTTTCTATATTTGAGTACAAAAATAACAGCCCCACAACAGAACAACAGTTCTGCTTGTATGACTGCCCCGAAGATGATACAATATTATTGCTTCATATAATCTGCACCGCTCTTCGGAGTTTGGTGTGTCAACCGTTCCTGCGCCAACAGGAGCGGTTTTATTTTATTTAATTATCCCTGTTTACAAATTCGCTACATACATCTCTCAACTCTGTATATAACTCATCTGTAAGTCCTTCACCGGCATATTGTCTTGCCAGTAGTTTTCTTCCATAAGCTCTCAATTCTGTATCGGTTAAGGAAGAAAGTTTGTTGTCATAAACGTATTCTTTTATATTCATGGTTCCTCTCATGCAAATGAACCTTGTTCCAAACACCGCAAATTAACTATTTACTGTAAACAAACTGAATATCTTTTGATGACCAGAAATCAGGAGCAACGCTAACCTCGAATTTCGAGAAAGTTGTAGGTACCTGATATGCAATCACACCGTTCATCTTCTTTCCAGCAGCAACACTTCCATCAAGCTGATTCTTTCCACTGGCTTCAGGGGCTTGAAGTCCAACAAGATCTTGTGTTAGTGAGTAATCATCGCAATAGGCTTCGAAATTCATTACGGAGCTGATGCTGATATCTTTTGATGAGTTGTTTGCAATCTCAAACTCAAGGATTAAGAACTCGTTTCCTTCGTCAGGGGTAGTATATTCACCGCCGGCAGATTCGGTGATGTTCACAAGTGTAATTTCAACATCATTGAGACTCACAGTATCTCCAACGTTAAATACAGTCTGTTCCGGTTCTGATTCATTCTTTGAAGCATCTTGCGTTGTGTCAGTAGAAGTGTCACTGTTTACCTTTTTAGGTCCGTCATCCTTTTCGCCAATAACAGAACCTATGATACCGAGTATAATAATTACGCCGATAACAATTAACACAGTTTTTAAACATCCACCTTTCTTTTTCATTCGTGTTTCCCTCTCTTTCTTTTAGTGATATAGCCTTGTTTGCTAAGCGCACCACACGCTTTATATAAATCCCTTCCGGGAGTTATATCCTTATTTTGTTAATTCATCATATTGGTCACGATTTTCCTTGTCATCATCCTTTTTTAGCTTGTAATTCTGGCTCTTGATATTCCTAAGCATATCATCTTCAATCCGCTTTTGCCTAAACTTCCAATGCTGATCAATCTCACGCTGCATTTTATATTGTTCTCGGAGTTCTTTTCTTTCTTCTGCTGACAATTTGGTAATTTTAGGTTGCTGTAAAAAAGAATATCCGCACTCTGTACAAAAATTGTAATTCTTGTCTACTATTGCTCCACAAGAAGGACAACGTTTCTCTTTTTGAGGAACGTTTTGGGGCTGATGCGGAATTAGTGAAAAACCGCAAGAAGTACAGAAATTATAACCATTTTCCATTGTGGATCCGCAGAGAGGACAGACTGTCGTATCTCGCTTTGCTGTTTCATCTCTCTTCTGTACTATGTATCGAATCATCGGATACAGAAGAAGAATTCCCCATCCGATTAAAAGAAACAATGAATCCAGAAAGCTATCAGATGGTCTTGTAGGTATACTTATCACACAAAACCAAAGGATAAACCATCCAAAAAATATAGCAAGAGTTATATTCCTATAAAATGCAGAAGTGCGGATAACTTTCGGAGTTGGATGCATCTTTTTGTATAACGTCACCTGTTCTTTTTCTGTAGCTCTACGTTTCTTTCTTTCTTGCTTGTTAATAAGTTTCTGCTGTTTGTTTAGAAGTTTTTGTTTCTTCTTCCTGTTCTTTTTCGCAACCTTTTCATAATATCGTTGCCTAGACATCCGGATGCACATTCTTCTTATTAGATTAAACTGGCTAGGCCTCATATAATAACCTCGCAATTACAGTTCTTTAAATTTCATAATCATTTCATTATATCCAGACAAGCGTGCTATTTGTTCTCTGGGCATTCCAGGATTCTCATAGATTAGTTCATCTGGTATCAACAGTTCTGCCGCAAAAGTATTCGCTTCAATTTCCATCTTGGAAGTCAGCAGAAGAGTCTTGTTTCTAATGAAATAACAATTTTCCTTTCGGTGCATAATTGAATGAGCAAGTTCGTGAGCCATGACAAGAGTTCTTTCATGTTCCTCTAAATCTTCGTTAAGGAAGATGCACTTATGGTTCTTGAGGAACATATAGCATCCAGCGCGGGATCCAAGCGGACCGGTCTGAACTTCAACATTCAGATATTCTGCAAGCCTAAAAGGGTTTCTAGTATCATACTTTTTGACGTAATAAGCAACTAAGTGCTTAACATCATGTGCTTTCAATTGCAACACCTACTTCTTGTTCTTGTTAGGATTGTATTTTTCCTTATTGATAGGTTTCAACCGGCGCATCATTAATTCGATCTGTCCAAGAAGCAGTTCTGTGTCTTCTTCCGGAATAGGTTCACCCTCGTAAGAGAGCGGACCATCTGCACCATTCATTAATTTTCCACGGAGATTCTCTAAATCCTTTGCAATGTCTCTTTCGTCTTTGGAAGTAATTGCATAAGGATCCTCTTTCTTTTCTTCGCCAGTCATCAGATAGTCGACCGTTACATTAAAGTAATCAGCAATCTGTTTTATCTTAGCAGCATTAGGTGTACTGCTTCCCAGTTTACTAATATATCCCTTCCCAAAACCAAGAGTTTCTTCTAGCTTGTTCATTGATATGCCATGTGACTTACACAAGCTTTTAATACGTTCTTTCATAGTTTTATATCCCTTTCTGAAAAAATCGCAAAAACCTCTTGACATTCTGAATATATCGCGTATAATAAAATTATAAGTTCTGAAAAAATCGCAAAAATAAATCGGAATGTCAATGCGCTATTTATTTGTTTGTGGTAATTCGAATTATAGGATATTTTCAGAAGATAGTCAATAGAATTTGGCGATATTTTCAGAACTTACGAAAAATAATATTGGAGGTGAAAATTTGATTTACGAAAATATTTGCAAAATGGCAAAAAAGCGTGGAATCTCTATCAATAAGCTTGAAGAAAAAGCAGGACTATCAACAGGGAGTATTTGCAAATGGGGAAAAAGCGTAAGCCCTACAGTAAAAAGTATAAAAAAAGTATCTGATATTTTGGACTGTACAGTTGATGATCTAATTTCCGAGAAGAAGTCAAGAAAGAAGCAGTAAGAAAGGAAATGGCAAATGCAGATGACAAAAGCACAAGCCGTTGCAGAACTGGAACGTATCCAAGAATTGCTTCCTCTGATTGCTGAAGCTGTCAAAGAAGAACGAAAGCCAGTGAACAGATATGCAAAGACATCTTATTTCAAAGAAGCTTACGGTCAATCAATGGGAACTGTTAAGAATCGGAAATACGGAATCATGAATCAGATCAAGCTAGGTCGGTATCCAAAAGATGCGATTATTGACAGATACATCGATAAAGCGGTCTACGCAGATTACAACCGGTTCTTCAAACATCTCGAAGGTGCTACGAAAAAGTATGTGCCTGAATATGATCCGGTAGAAGCAATGGTGTTAGTAAGAAAAATGGAAGGCAGAGAAGAATATGAACTGTCGCAACTGTAGAAAAAGAAAACACTGCATAGAGAGAAGCAGAGGTTATCCGTGTATATCTTACAAGAAAGAAGGTAGAAAAAATGAATCAGATCGATATGATCGACATCCAAAGAAGAGCAATCCAGATAGTTGATATCAAGAGAAAGCCAAGAAGAATTGAGCATGATGACAGAGAAGAAAAAAAGTCTGCTGTTATGACAGTAGTTGCGATGGGATTGGTAGTTGTCTTAGGAATCGCAACATGGGTTATCTTCGGATATTAAAAAAGAGTGCCCAGCAAAGGCGGCAACCTTCAGGCACTCGGCTATAAAACCAACTTAATAATAACATTTCAGAGAGGAGAAAGCAATGGGAGAAAAAACATTAGAGGTAAGTGTAGATAAATTTATAGAGCTGTGCAAGACAGATGCACGCATGGAAACACTTAAAGCTTACATTGAGAAAGCTGAGAAGAAGGGCGGATTCGTTGAACTTGATACTGTGAAACTCATCATTGGGGTGAAGGAACATGAAAGTTTATAGAGGCATCGGACCGGAAGAAGGAACAATCGTAACAGAAGAGGAAGCATTTGATTATGCATTAGAGCGTTGCCTAAAAGGAACAGAAGAAGACCGGGAAGAGTTTAGAAAAGAACTTGTCGAGTGGTTCTTCTCCGGCAACTGGATAGATGAAGAAGGGAGCGGATTGTAATGCCACTTGCAAGCTACGAAGAACTTAGAAAAGTAGACATTAAGAAGTACTGCAAGAAAAGAGACGGACTTGATTATCTCAACTGGGCAACATGTATCAACCTTTTGAGAATGCATGGAGCAGACAAGGTTTACTGGGAACCAGTACCGGATCCAGTAACCGGTAGCAGCCTTAGAAAGACAGATGTAGAGTTTTCTGATAAGAACGGAAATAAAAACAGATGTTACGAGACACTGATTAAGGTTGTTATTGATGAGAACACGTACTTCATGCAGACACCTGTAATGAATGGAAGCAATCCGGTAAAGGATAATTCAATGACACAACAGAGAGTATGGAACAGCATGTGTAGAGCATTTGTAAAGTGCGTTGCTATCCATACCGGACTAGGATTTGATCTGTGGCTGAAAGAAGAGAACCACAACGAACCATTCATTCCGGAAACATTAAAGAAACGTGCATCCGCTGCAAAAATCAAAACAATCAAGCAAATATGTACAAGTCATGGTGTCGATGGCGATGCTTGGGTTGCTGGCAATGGAAAGACTTGGGAAGAACTAACAGAGGAAGAAGCAGCCATGATGCTCAATGCATTGAAACAGAAGTATGGTGATGAGTAATGCGTTTCACTGGAAAACTCAAAGAACCAATCATCGACTTCGTAACGCACCGTCTGACCATTCTATTTGAGCCAAATGAGGACTTTCTTGAGACTTACGAGGAATTGAAAAGCAAAGAGGTTTTAAGCCTTGAAATAAAGCCATACAGGAAGAAAAGAAGTCTTGATGCTAATGCTTACTACTGGGTACTACTCACCAAGCTTGCAAAGGTAATGAACACATCGAATGCAGAGATGCATAACTTGATGTTGATCCACTACGGAGAGCCGGAGATCATTGAAGGAAAGCCGGTATACATGATAGTACCGGATACGGAAGATGCGGAAAAGAAAGTGATGCAAGCAACAGAATATCATCTGATGCCAACATCACAAGTAAGGCAAGGCTTGGACGGTATCATGTACAGAACGTACAAGTTGTTGAGAGGTTCAAGTACCTACGATACATCAGAGATGGCAAGGCTCATTGATGGACTTATTACAAGTTGCAAAGAAGCAGGACTTTCAGCATCAGAGATTGCCACACCGGATGAAAAGAGATTACTGAAAGAAAGGTATGGCGTGGATATTGGCTAAACGATTGAAAAGTGTGTTCACTGATGATATGGACCACTGTTACTTCACTGGATATCCTCATCCACACATACACCATATCTTTTGTGGCAGCAGAAGAAAGATATCTGAGAGATACGGATTTGTGATTCCCCTTGCACCGTATCTCCATGAATTTCAAAAGGGGAGCGTCCATGACAATCCGAATCATGGACTGGACTTGGAGCTTAAGCAGATGGCTCAACGATATTTCGAAGAGCATATAGGCAGCAGAGAAGAGTTCAGAGAGGTATTCGGAAAGTCTTGGCTATAACCGGTATTAACCTAGCGGATAAGGTTGATATATAAACTCCTAATGGCTGACTGAACAGCATGTCACAATCCTTTTCAAAAGCCATGATGATTCATCTCCTCGGCTTTGTCCGGGGAGAGAAAGGAGAACAATGCAGACTTACGATATTGACATATTAGATTACATCAGAACCGGACATGACAGAGCAATCACGAGAGCTGAATTGTCTGATCTGACCGGAATAGACGATAGAACGATAAGAGACATGATCCATTATGCAAGACGAGATATACCGATTCTCAACATGCAAGATGGAAGAGGGTACTTCGTTCCAGACATGAATATCTTAGAAGAGAGAATGATGCTGATGAAGTACATCAGACAAGAAGAAAGCCGGCTGAAGAGTATCGGCTGGGCATTAAAAACAGCAAGGCGAACAGCCAAGAATTGCAACATGGAGGTAGACACAGATGAACTCAAACCGAAAAGGGAAAGAGGGAGAAAGGGAGTTAGCAAATCTGCTTAAAGACAGATACGGATATGATTGCCGGAGAGGGCAGCAGTTCTGTGGATCCAATGGAGATGCGGATGTAGTCGGTCTTCCTGGCATCCATATTGAGTGCAAGAGGGTAGAGAAGCTTAACATCTATGAAGCTGTGGAACAGTCCATAAACGATGCGAGAGAGGGCGAAATGCCTACGGTAATGCATCGGAAGAATCACAAGGATTGGCTGGTCACAATGACAATGGAAGATTGGATGAAATTGTATGAAAAATGGGTACATAGAAATCAATAGAGATATTGAGAATCTACTAAAAAACGAAAGTGCACATACTTTCCTTATACTGATTGACATTTTACTCAGAAGTGATGATGAAACAAATTCTTTGAAAACATCAATCAGCCAAATATCCGGAACATTTGGGATAGACAAAAAGGAAGTTAAGAAATGCTTATCCAGATTAAGAAAGATTGATCTGATAGAAGTTTATAAGAACCAGGGGAATAAAGACTCTCTGATTATCGCACTTAGAAAAGAAAATGCGTGTTACCGCATAACTCCAAAAGAGCTTGTCTTGGATCCAACAGAGGTCGCAGCTCTTTCAGACAGCAGAAGTGAGAAAGGGTACGCTAAATTCCGAAAAACGGTATTGGAAAGAGACGGATATGTATGCCAAATATGTGGAGAAACAGATAAGTTGGAAGTTCATCATATTAAACCTTATGCAAGATATCCTAAGCTCAGAACAACAGTCAGTAACGGGATCACCTTGTGTAAGAAGTGCCATAAGGAAGTACATAGAAAGCGTGAAACACAATGCAAGGATGGATAAAGATTCACAGGGACTTATTGGACAATGAACTGTGGAGCGACAAGCCTTTTACCAAAGGACAAGCGTGGGTTGACCTATTGTTACTTGCTAATCACAGAGACAAAAATGTGCTGTTAGGGAACTGTACAGAACTGGTTGAAAGAGGTTCATTTATCACTTCCGAACTCAAATTAATGGAGCGTTGGGGGTGGGGGAGAAAGAAGGTCAAACTCTTTTTAAACTTCTTAGAAAGTCAAAAGATGATAGAACGAAATGCGAACAACAAAAGAACAGCTATAACCATTGTAAATTATGGGTTTTATCAAGATTGTGACCTACCAAAGGAACAGCAAAAGGACAGCAAAAGAACAGCAAAGGAACAGCGTAGGGACAGCACAGGAACAGCAAAGGAACACAAACAAGAAAGAAAGAATGAAAGAATGAAAGAATATATAGATACTAACGTATCTATAAAGCAGCATAGCATTCAATCCATCATCGATGCATGGAATCAGCTAGAGCCTTACGGAATCACAATGATTTACCGCATCAACCCGGGTTCTAAGAGATGTATTTCACTGATTGCCTTACTTGAGCAATTCGGAGAAGAAAAAGTGATACAAGCTGTTGATAAGGTCAAACAGAGTGACTTCCTTCAGGGAAAGACAGATGCGAGATTCTCACTGAACTTCAATTGGTTCATCAATCCGAATAATTTTGTGAAGGTGCTTGAAGGAAAGTATGATGAACGGCACGATAAGAAACCAGCAACGAAGAACAATAACAACTTTGAGAGAAGACATTACGACATGGATGATCTGGAAAGTAAGTTGCTAGGAAGGTGATTAAGAATGGCAGAAGCAAATAAAGGCTGGGCGGTATGCTCAGTCTGTGGAAAAGAATTTGAGATAGTCGGCAACCGAAAGAAGTGTTGTAGCAAGGCTTGCGGAGAAGAAAGAAGCCGAAGACAGTGTTGTGAGAGAGGAAAGGCAAGATACAGAGCTTTGAGTCCTGAACAGAAAAAGGAACTGGCAATGAAACGAAAGCAAGCCAAACCGAAGAAAGTAAAAGGCACAAAAGAACCGAAGTACCGAAACGAATTAGTAAGAGTCGCAGCTGAAGCAAAGCAGCATGGTATGAGCTACGGAGAATATGTTGCAAAAAGAGAAAGGAGAAGAGATGGGGAAAACGATTGATGCAGAAGAGTTTCTTTCATGGCTGAATGAAGCTGAGGAAGAACTAAAGGGAGAAAGAGCGGATGAGCTGAACCCTGATCGCAAGGATGAAGGGATTCTGCTCACAACAGAGACTGTCAGAAAGTATGTCGAGAGCATGTGCAAGATTGACAATGCTGACAGCAAGCGTGGATGGATACCAGTGACAGAAAGACTTCCGGAAGATGAAAGAGATGTACTACTCACACTTGAGTCAACGAACGGTAACGGATACAGAGAGTACAGTGTAGGATGTTACATCCAAGTGTTTGACGAGGACACAGAAAAGCACTGGCTTGATAGACAGTACGGATACCTTGAGTGGGACAGATACTCAAACGGACACGGAGGATGCTCACTGTACAGAGTTGCAGCATGGATGCCGATTCCGAATCTGTACAAGGGATAAAGACCATGAATAGGCAAGAGAAAGAGGATCAGGCGCAGATTGAGTACCTGAGACGATGGAAAGAGAAGAAACAGAAGAGAAAGAATCTGTCAGAAAAACTGAGAAAGAGAGGCACGAAATGAAATACAAAGTTGGAGACAAGGTAAAAGTTAGAAGTGACTTAAAAACATCGGTGTTGTATGGCAGTTTATACGCAGTTGCTGAAATGATAAAGAAAAAGATTGTAACGATTACATACGTGTATGATGGTTGCTACAAAGTTGTAGAAGATGACTATGCGTGGACAGATGAAATGCTTGAGGGATTAGTAGAGGACGAACTGACAGCGGAAGAAGCAATTATACTTAGAGGCGAAATGTGTGAGGGAAGGAGTTGCAGTCGTTGCAAGCTGAGTGCCTATAACAATGGCACGGGTATTACCTGTAATGAATTAGCGGTAAAACATCCTGAACGATATATCGAAGTCCTCAAACAGTACAAGAAAGACCATGAAAAGAAAGAAATTGAAGTTGTGAAGAAAACCTGTTGCCTTGTAATAGACGAAAAAAGAACGGTTGTTCACGAAGAGGAAATTGACAATCATGATTCTTGCGAGGAAGTGCTGAAAAGATATTGCGAAGAGCATGATGGAAAATTCTTTGCTATTGCGGAATGTAGATATGAGGTAAAGGAGTAGGCATGAATGTTAGAGAAAAGATAGATTACATGATTCAGTGTTTGAAAGTCGCAAAAGCTGAGTATGATTACATGGCTGATTACGTTGCAAATCAACCAACTGAACAGTTAGAGCTGTGGAAGTTCCTTGATACGCACAGAGCACCAAACAAGGCACTGATTAAGGACAATCTTAGGAATGTGGCAAGAATGGGATTTCAGGTGGCAAATGAGGTGAAGTGATGATGACAGTAAGAGAAGAACAGGTGCTTTGCAAACTGCATGAATTTATCGATGCAAACGATATTAATTGTGCAGAAGATGTGACGCAGCGAGATAGCATAAGTGAACAGTGCGTAGATCTTGTGGCAGAGTTGGTTGATACGCTTTGCAATAAATAACATTAAATTACAGAAAGGAGTAGGAGATTTGTGCGCACAGAAAAGATATCTTTGCTCCGAATAAGAAGATGGAAAACAAAATTTTAAAGGAATACTTGGATGAATTTAAGGATGATGCGACATTGCATGTTCTTGTTGCGAATCGACAGGACAGAAAGATATATGCACCAAAAGAACTGAACATGATCTATGACGAGGGACAGACAGATCCAGTGCTATGCATTGAAGTCGGTGAAGCTCAAGACTTGGACAAGGAATTAGTAGATGCCACTATGGACGATGAAAGAGCAGCACAGCCGGAGTTTCCAAAGCTCAAAAACAATGAGCAGAGGAAAGAATTTCTTCGGACTTACAGAAATTGGCCTGTTTGGTTTGAAGTACCACAGGCAGATGAAGTCTATTACAGATACATTCTTCCAGATGATTCAGCAATTGTTATTTGCGAGTACAAACTGTATGTAATTTGGAAAGAAAGATATACAGAAGAAAATCCGGAAAGCACATACACGAAATTATATCTGTTGAAGCCAGGTTATCATCACTTACATGACTGTGAAACCAATGAGACTGTTCTTGTTAAGAAGCTCATGGAGGTACAGAGAAAGTGAACGCAGAAGAATTTATAAAGACCGTGCAGAAATGCGGATACGGTACAAAAACAGGAGCTAAAAAGTATGTAGAACTGAATCCAAAAGAGGACTACGGTATGAATGACCTGATTGTCTTGCATGAGGGTAACATGCACTGGCAAGGAATAAGTGGAGATAAAGGACTTGGATATGCTTATGGAGCGAATGGAAAGACCACAGCTTACAGCAATGGGACTTGAGGAAACTCTGGGATAAGACGGGATTGGAAGTAACATAAGAGAATTTTAGAAAAAGAATACAGAAAGGAGACGGAGCTCCGGCCGGGCAAAGATATATCGGCTCCTTTCGAGAAGATGGAGAAAAGAGAATTAACTTTTGGGATTACCGGTGAATTTATCACTCGGATTACAAGGGAATGGTTTTACTCTGGCGAAAAGAGTATTGAGAAGATCATGGAGATTCTGAAGGACTGCATGACAGGTACGGATGCATCAGAAGCTAGAATCCGGAGATACGCAGAAGACATTCTGCTTGGACGAGCCGCACTGAAAGGCAATACAGCGGATGGCACGTATCACCTGGAAAGATATGAGCCAGGAGAAGAGAAACCGTTACCACAAAGTATGAATATCTGGAAGATTCCACAGTTAAGAAGGGAAGCAGAGAAAAATCTGAAGGAAAAGAACGAACAATTTTGCGTTGCAATGGAGCATCTTTCCGAAAGTGAACAGCGAGCAGTGAGGAGAGAGCTTGGGATGGAAACAAGAGAGGATCGGGAACAACAGCAGATTGATAACTTCTTAAGGCGGATGATGGATGTTAAAGAGCATACTACCGCAGATTATGGATGGCTTGATCCGAGTGGAAAGTTCTATGAGGCAGACTGGGGAGAACATCAAGAGTGGGCGCAGGCTTACATAGATGAAAATTTCCCAGAGGAAGCAGAACGTATGGAGAATGTTACACAATCTAACTGCAATGTTGGGTTAATAGGAGCTGGAGATTGGCTGGTTGAAAGAGGATGGGTGCTTATGCACAATCCAAGCCAAGGAGTTGCCTTACCGACAAAGAATCCGGTTAAGGAATATACGAAGGCACAGAAAGAGTTCTTGTATGATTACTATATGGAACGAAACTGCGAAGATGAAGCAAATGCAATATGGGACGAATAAATTTGTGTAAAAAAATTTAGAAATAAAAACAAGTAGAAACGGTTGAGATTTTCATAGGAGACAAGAAAATGTTTATTAGAGAGGACAGAGATAATTTTTGGATATTGAATTGGCTAGATGAATTTATGATAGGGCATAAGGGATTTATCTGTGGTGGTTGCTTTAAAAATATATTCAATAAAGAAAAGGTAAAGGATCTTGACATTTTTTCAAAAGTAGAGAAGACTACGATGATGCGGTTAAATATTTCGATTCGATGACTCCAGGCTATGAGGGAGATGATAAACAGAATGAAGAGTATACGTTCTATTACGAGAACGACAATGTTAAAGCATACAAGCACAAAAGAACCGGCGTAAGAATTGAATTATGTTCAAAGATTTTCGGAAAACCAGAGGAAATATTAAGCCAGTTCGATTTTAGCATTACGAAATTTGCGTACTACAAAGCAATCATAGAGGATGAAACAGGCGCAGAGCGTGAAGAAGAGTCGGATCCATTTGACGAGGATATCAAAACGCATATTGAATACCGTGTAATGTATACAGATAATTTCTTCCAGCACTTGCACATGAAGAGATTAGTGACAGACGGAATTATCCCGTATCCAATGAGTACGTTTGATAGAATGTTGAGATATGCAAAATACGGATATTTCCCTTGCAGAGAAACAAAGATGAAGATTATTAAGGCGTTACGTGATCTGGATGATGGACAGGTTGAGTTGTCAGAAAATCTTTATGACGGAATGGATTAAGTAGCAACTAAAAATAGCAGCTACTAGCACCTTGACAATTGAATATTGATGGTTGGAATGGTATAATTTCCGTATAAAGTATACAGGAGGAAATGCCAATGAAAGTAATTATTAGTCAAACGGTATTAATCGAAGGAGAAGATTTTCCGAGCAATTGGGAGAAAGGGTATGATTCAGAAATAATACCACGTGTTGGAGACTCTATTGAAGATCCGATTTGGAAAGATCCTGGAGAATATCAAGTAAAGAATGTTACAATCAATTATTCTTCGAATGAATGCTATGTATATATGGGAAGATATGCCAATATAATTCCAAACGAACGCAAAGAGGAGTTCGGAAAGATAGCAGAGTTGCACGGGTGGAAAGCAAACTGGATGAGATAAGGAGAGAGTCATGGATTATATTAATAAACTTTTTGGACAGTATCCATTTATTTATTATATCAACGGGAAATACTATGCGTTTGGAACCAATGTGTGTACAGAATGCAACGGAAAAAGCTTATTATTGGAATCAAGATATAAAGCGTTTGAGGAAAGCATAAAAAACGATGTGACAGATGAAGAAGCGTGGATAATATTCCATAAATTATCGAGCGAAGCAAGTGGTGCAGAGACGAAGAGTAATGTTTATGCAAAAGAAGAGTTTGCCAAATTCAATTTTAGTGAAGATGATATAAAAGAGCTGACAAAACAAATAGAAAGATATAGGAGTTACTGGTTAGAGCACCATTTGGAAAATCGAGGCAGATAACTGTAAGTATTTTACCAACCATCAATATTCGGTGGTTGGTATTTTTTTACGCTTTTTTAAGGAGAAAGGAACGAATTATAGATATGCAATTTGGTATAGGAATGTTAGTCGGTTTCGCTCTGTCTGTAATCTGCCTGATTAGAGTCGAAACAGGTTGCGCAAGACACACATTTGATGTGGCGTACCAGAAAGGTTACGGAGATGCAGAAATGCAATATAAGAAAGCGGTAAAGCCGGTAATCTTGGAAGAAAATACCGTTGACGTGGATTTTGAATGCCCTTGCTGTGGCAGAGAAACAGTATCGGAATTGGAACACATACCACAGTATTGTGCGGAATGCGGATGCAAGATTGATTGGGAGGATTATGTAAAGGAGAATGAAGATGAAAATTGTAAAAGGTAAAGAACAGGAATATAAAGACTGGTATGAAAAAAACAGTGATCCATATGGTAGAGCGTGTTTCACTTACGCTGAAAGATGGGCAGGAATGATGGAAGAAAAGATAAAAGCATCAGAAGAAGATGAAATGAAAGTTATTTCCGATAATGCAAAGCAGCTGAGCTATGAAGCGGATAAAGAGGGAATTACAGGATTTATGTACGGAGTAGCTGTCAGTATTCTTTCTCAATGCTGGGAATACGGAGAATGCCTAAGAAAATGGCACAACAAAGAATATGGATATGACGGTGACGGCGTTGTAAATCCAGCAGTTATAACTGTTGGTTGAAAAGGAAAGAAAAGATGAATGGTAAAGACTTTATAAGAGCTCTTGAAGAAGCCAGGCTAAAAATAGAGTTGTCAAATAAACACATTTTGTTTATGCATCCTGAAGATATCGCAATACTTGATTTGGACAAGGTGAGCAACGTTATATATCTTGTTGAAGAAAGAAGATTGGAACATGGGAAAGTGATAGCGATTACAGATGAAAAATTGAAAAGAACTGTATTGGATGCAATCAAAAACAATAAAGTGAAGTATCACAGAGGAAGAAGGAGATAAAGTGAGAAGAGAATCACTGATTCATAAAATCTTGAGGAAACTCGGTTTTATCAAGGACATTGAGGATGATAGGAAATTGAAAATGGAGATGTGCGAAAGAGCAATAAAGGCAAATGTATGTCCTGAGGATTGCGACATGTGCGCATGGAATACGAAAGGTGGAGTTAGTTATGAGAATCATTAGTCAGAGCGGATTACTGGATGCGCCTTATGAATTGCTTGCAATATCCACATATTCAAAAAATATGGCAACAATCGTTGGAACGTTTCCGGGGAATGACCTCGGCAAAGGAGATAGAGTTTATATTTTAGGCGAATATTCCAGTGAAGAGAAAGCAATCAAGGCTATGGAAATGTGCAGAGAAAAATATCAAGGCTTTTTTACAAAAGGTAATTGCATGCTTGACCATCCGAAGGTATTCCGGTTTCCAGCAGATGATGAGATTTAGAGAGCGAGGAAGAAATGAAAGAGCCAAGCGAAAAGAAAGCGATCATCAAAAAGATGATGAAAGAGGGAAAGACATATAAGCAGATTTCGGAAGAGACTGGAATCCATTATGGAACTGTCGGAATATACGGTGGGAAGCTTAAGAAAGCTGAGAGGGAAAAGAAATGCTTCAACGGAGACAGGCATTTGTGCAGAACTTGTAAATACCGTGCTTCCGGTGCAAGAAGTGGTTGCGACTATATCATACATACCGGAAACGAGCGTGGTTGTAATCCGGAAGTGTGTAACAAGTATGAGAGAGGAAACAGAAATGAGACTAAAACCAGTAGTAAAGGCAAGTGAGTTTGTGAGATTCGGATTCAAACCTTGCCGAGGACTTCCGAAAAGCGCAGAGAGTTACTATCTCTGCGTGAAGAACGGACACAGAGTGATGTTTGTGGACAGTAAGCATTTTACGGAATCTGAATGGCCGATCAAAGATGCAAGGATACACAAAAATCCAAACTGTAAATTCAGTGACAAGCGGACAGCAACCGAGATTGAGTGTGAATTGGTTGTGAATGGCTTGCTGGAAGAGGTGAGAGAATGAAAACACTAGGATGCAGATTATTTGAGCTACTGAAAGCCAAGGATATGACTCAGAAAGAGCTTGCATATACAATCGGTGTATCAGAAGTGTCAATATCAAGATATGTGAACAATGGAAGAAAACCTAGAGCGATGGTTCTCTACAAGATGGCAGAGGTACTAGGTGTAAGTGCGGAGTATTTGCTGACAGGAAACAAGAAAGAAGAATATGGAAAGTGGATTCCAGTAAGCGAAGGACTTCCAACAGATGATGACTATAGATATTACATGGTATTGGTCGAAAACCATATCGAAGATGTTCCAATGTTTTGCCAGTGTGATCCGTATTATGGTTTTGGGTATTACAGAGAGATTTTTGATCCGGTCAGCTTAGGATATGTCGATACAGAATTTAACACATTGGAAGAATTGAATTACGAGAAAGCACTGTACTGGATGCAGTTGCCAGAGCCACCTTATGAAAAAGAGGAGTAATTATGTCAGAGAGATTAACAACATACCACTGCGGTAAAGCAGTGATTAAGGACAAGAACAAGCTGCCAGAAGCGATGGAGAAGTTAGCGGAGCTTGAGGAAAAAGAAAAATGTGGAGAATGGATTGACGCTATCGAACTTGCGAAAATTGCTATTGCGCTGCAAAGTCAGAAGTGGATTCCAGTGAGTGAGAGGTTGCCGGAGGATAACACGGATGTAATTGTATGTTTTTACAGCGGAATAGTAACAGAAATGAGATATTGGGAAAATGGAAACTTTCAAGGAATCTATGAACATACGACAAAATCAATTGTTGCCTGGATGCCACTACCGAAGCCGTACAAAGGAGAATGATTATGAGCAGATTAATTGATGCGGATAAGCTGATACTCCACTTGAATGATTATGCTCTGCAAGAAGCTCCGTTCGGATACAATGACAGTAAGTGTCAGAAAGAAATCTACGAGACAATACAAGAGTGCATGAAAGCAGTAGAGGAACAACCGACAGCGTTTGATGTGGAGAAAGTTGTAAGAGAGCTTAGAAATTTGAAAATGCGTTATTACCTAACCGTAGCAAACACTGGTGATACAGATAATGATTATGCTTATATGAATATCGCAAACGCCATTGATAACGCTATCGACATTGTGAAACGAGGTGAAAGAGATGAGAAATAAAGAAAAATATGCAAGAGAGCTTGCGGAGCTTGCGTGTAATGAACCTAATATTGCAGTATCTAAAGCTACCGGGAATCCAATCAATTGCAATATTATCAAATGTGATTGCTGTGCGTTGTATAAAGGTGGTACATATAATGATGACACGTGTTGTGGAGCATTAAAAAAATGGGCAGAATCCGAATACATCGAAAAGCCAGTGATAGTGATAAGCAAAAAGGACAGAGCTTTTTTGGAATATCTTAAAGAAGAATTCAAATACATCGTAAGAGATAAAGATGGTACTTTATTTACATATAAAGACGGTCTTACTAATTGGTTTAGTTTAAATCGCCGTTTTGATGTAGACTTTCCAATGGTCAAATGGGAAGGCAATGAAGAGATATGGTTAATCGAGGACTTGAAGAAGCTGGAAGTGGTTGACAGTTATGAATAGAGAAATGCTTTTCAGAGCGAAACATATTCATGCAACTTCAGGTAATGAGCATCTCAACGGAACATGGGTACATGGCTATCTTAGTGACGAGAATTATATTTACGATAAAAGTCTTGAGGGTGAATTTCTGATTGATGAAAATACGATTTGCCGATATGCGAATTTGACTGATTTAAAAGGCGAGGAAATATGGGAAAACGACATTTTGATGTGTCATGGTAATCCGGATGATCTTGTAAAAGCAGTATTCGGAGAGTTTGACGTCATAGAAGTGGAAAGCGAAGGAGTAATAGACAGTGTAATTGGATGGCATTATGAAGTGATTCCAACGGATGAATTAAGTAAATGCGAGCCGTTCTGTTATTCGATGCCACTTACGGACACGTACATCAAGTTAAATGAGATGGAAGTTGTAGGCAACATATTTGACAATCCTGAGTTGTTAGAAGAGGAGAATGTGCATGGAACAGATTAAGCTAGGCTTGAGAATCGCAAGCATTGTGGTTGGGATAATCGGTTATAGTGCGATATGGATGTGGCTGATTAATAATCGACGGAACGAAAAAAGTGAACTTGCGTGGGTATTATGGAAATTATTTCATGCAATTGTGATTGCGCTTGCGTTTCTTTAGGCTTGGTTTTAGGAGAAGATTATGATGGATGATAGAAAAATTAACGTGTGGCATCATGGAGCTTTCGGAAGATACAGACCGAGGAAGAATAATTTCCCGGAATGTGCATGGAGCAATAGAAGACAGAGAAAGAGACATGTAGGTGATATCCTGGTTGTCCATGAAGAAAGAGGACAAGTGCTCTGGATGTACACAAGACATTGTAAGTGGAGAAGATTAGGAATTGGTGAAAAACGGGAAGGAAGAGAATAGAGTGAAGAGAAGTACAGAAACGAGAAGAAGTCAAGCGGAGATTAACGCTGATTCTCAGAGACATTACGGTGGATTAGCCGAGCTGCCAGCAGATGAAAATGCTAGTAAGAAATTTCATACTCCGGCATATCAGGCTAGGGAATTGATAAGGACACAAGGCGAGTATTTGCAAGAAGATCCGAACGAATGACTGGCAAGAGTTGGGATAGATATAAAAGCATGCGTGGGAGGTGGATACCATTGAGCGTAAGAGAAACATATCTGAGTGATTACGGCATCACTCATGAGCAAGGGAAGAAGATAATTGACTACTGCCGGAAAGCCACTGGATATGAGCAAGTCCTTCTTCTTCAAAGCTGCCAGAACGTAAAGCCGGAGATAGCAAATTTCCTCTTTATCAATCTGACAACAGGACTTGGATACGATAATATCTGCAAAAGGGAATACATTCCGATGCAGAGAAAGGATTTCCAGGGATACAGACGGAAAGTGATTGAAGAGTACAACAGATTAATGACATTGCTTGGAAGAAGTATATTGTAAATAGTTGAAAAAGTTACGAATTACTTTTATATTAGTATAGTAAATATAAGAGAGGGAAGGCATGATGTACCATTTATTTCGTAATGCTACATCATGCTTATATTGTGATTATGAAAAAGAAAAATAGATCAATGCTATACAAAATAGCGGGAATATTCATTTTGGGATTAATTGTATCTTGGCTGGCAGCTGAAAGCGGTTTCCCTAGTGCAATAGACAAAGCAAGTTGGTTAGGATTCTTTGGCAGTTATATAGGCAGCGGAATGGGAGCAGTAGCAACTGTACTTGGAGTTAAATGGACATTTCAATTACAGCAAGAAAAAGATAGAAAAGATTATGAGATTCAGAAACAAGAATTGAAAGATCAGGTTGAACTCAACAGGCGCGAAGCAGTAAAACCCTATTTTGTTATTAAAAAAGTTCGCAAAACAGAATTTGAAAATAGTGAAGATGCAGCGAAAAAAGGATACAATTTAATATTGTTAGAATATGAAAAGGCTTATTCAGACAATGATTATGTGTTGCAAATAAAAAATATTGGACGAGGGCCGGCATTAAAAGTTAAGATGAATATAGAAGGAAAAAAACGTGGCTGGATTATAAGTGAAGCGATAGAAGAGGGGGATTATGAATTTATTGACATTGCGTCTGGAATAAATGTAGAAGATGAGAGTGTTGCAGCGAAGAACTATGTTGGAGAGCGAAAAGCGGAATTGAGGTTTCAAGATCTGTATGGAAATTGTTATACATACGAACTTAATATGCATGAGGCACTGGCGACAAGAGATGGAAATCAATATACGTTATGCGTAGAACTTGATGAGTGGAATATGAAAAAAGAAAATATTTATTTATAAGATGGGTACAACAAAAAAATCCTCATAATCTACAATAGTTATAAAGACTATGTAGAATGTGAGGATTTTTCTATGTATAGAAGTACACAGAACTACGAAAATCAACAGAAGATGCTATTTGATGGTGTTGGCGAATATGGAATACCACAGATAGAACCTACATCATACAATCCGTGTGAATTCCTATCATTCAACTATGCGAAAAGCTGTAAGGATAGAGCGGATCATGGAATCCATTTCTTTATTGATGATTATCAGTTCACAAGATTATGGACACAGCCTGATACCTACATCAACATGTTACAAGACTTTAAGTGTGTAATGAGTCCAGATTTTAGCACGTATACAGATTTCCCTAAAGCATTACAAGTGTATAACCATTTTAGAAAACACTGGATCGGTGCTTATATGCAGATGAATGGGATTAATGTGATACCTACAATCAGTTGGAGCGATAAAGAATCATTCTCCTGGTGTTTTGATGGTGAACCAGTTGGCGGAGCTGTTGCAGTATCCAGTGTCGGTGTAATGAACAGCAAAGAGAGAAAGAAACTGTTTCTTGAGGGATACAATGAAATGATGTCAAGGCTTCAGCCGGAAACAATCATCTTTTACGGAATGATACCGGATGAGTGTCAGGGCAACATAGTAAAGATTAAATCGTTTGGAGAATCACTGACGGAAAGGAAGAAAAATGGGCGGTAGAGGAAGCATAAGTGCCATTGGGGGCGAACCAGTCTCCAAAATGGGAGCAAAAATATTTTACAATGCATCAAAGAAAAGTGATGCTTTGCGAGGAAGTGGAACGGTAAAGAAAGATAGTAAACTTGAAAGAGCTGCGCAGAGCGGAAAACTCGACTTCATTGATAAAATCGGTGGAGTGAAAGAAGCTACAAGAGTTAGTCATTATTATACTGACCGATTAAATGAGTTACAAAGGCAGATTGCAAAACTTGGAAGCGCAGATGCATTGTACAAAAATCAAAAACTCGCAAGAGAATACAAGAACATTCTATCTGCAAGTGTCAAGATTTCAGATAAGATGCATGAGTATTCGAAACCAATTGAAAAAGGAAACACTGATGCATATCACGATCCTAGCAGAACAACAACTACTTATGATAGAGCCAGAAAAAGAAGAATGAGTAACTTTGAAGCATGGTTCTATGGAAGTGGGAAGAAAAAGTAACTGGTTAGATACTGAAAAGAAGAGAAGGTGAATACGTGGGAGGGAGAGGTAGCTCTAGTGGGATAAGCGATAAGCACCATAAGTATGGATCACAATTTCATGCAATTATAGACACGAATGGAAAACCCCTTGTATCTGGAAACATAAGGTTTGTAGAAGCAAACTCAAGGCATGGAGAAAGTCTTCAAGAGACAATGACAAGGGGAAGAGTGTATGCACTTGTCGGAGGAAATGATTTGATAAAAATTGTGTATTTCGACAATAAAAATAAACATGTAAAAGAAATTAATTTTGGACATGTACATGCCGGCATGGATCCTCATGTACATCATGGATATTATCACAATGAAGATGATGGACCTAAGAAGGCAACAGGACTATCTCCAAAAGAGAAGAAGATGGAAGACAGAGTAAAGAAAGTGTGGTATGATTATCTTAGCAGAAGATAGTTTAGGCTGGCAGAACAGGTTGACAGACAAGGCATCGGTTCAATTCCGGTTGACTGCTGAAGAAGCATCATATGACATGATGCTTCTTTTTTCATAAATATGGGTACAACGAAAAGATTTCATTCAGTTACAATGGTATAAGAGACATTGTATCATGCATGGAATCTTTTTCATTTTGGAGGTAGAAAGGTGAATCTCAATGGAATATCCAAGAAGCTACAAAGAGCAATATTACAGACTGGCTTAATCATCAAGTACAGCCAAAGGCAATTCTATTCAGCTGAACAGAACAGACTCATTAACATCTATATATTATCTACTCCGGCACTAGGAAGAGACAGGCATGGAGAATGGAAAGAGAAAGATCTGGAACTGATCAGAACAACATCACAGCTTGAGATAGTGAATTGTCTGAAAGATATATGGGATGAGGTGAGGTCTTGAGGATTGCTAATAGAGAAATAACAGATGAATGCACGCACTGTGGGAGCATCTTGCAGTGTGAACTATTCCGTCAAGGACATGGGATACATACAGAGAGGACGAATGTACTACAGATGATTAAGTGTCAAATGGAACACAGGGAGAAAAGAGACAGTAAAGAAAAGGGTGGTGGTTAAATGTGCCTAAGGATAAGCTAACACCTAAGCAGAAAAAGTTCTGTGATGAGTACCTGAAACTGGGGAACGCAACACAGGCCGCAAAGAATGCCGGATACAGTGAAAAGACAGCAATGAGCATGGGCGGTGAGAACCTTCGCAAACCACAGATTCTCGACTATATCAACGCTAGACAGGAGCAAATCGCAAGTAAAGACATAGCAGATATTGAGGAAATCATGAAGTATCTAACTGATGTCATGCGAGGGAAAATCAAAGATCAGTTCGACCTAGATGCATCATTGTCTGAACGAACCAAAGCAGCACAGGAACTTCTGAAACGTAACGTTGACGATAGGAAGATGAATCTTGAGCTTGCAAAACTGGAAGCACAGTTTAAAGACAATGGATCTGATGAAGATGCAAAAGACAACTTCATGGATGCACTGAATTCCACGGCGAGTGAGGTGTGGACAGATGATGAATAACTTTGAGGAGAGATTATCTTCTGTCCGGCAAGGAATTATGAAACGTGCTGCTGCCATGAAAGAGAAAGCTAAGAAACAAGGATTTGAGTTCAAGCCTTTCTCAATAAAGCAGAAACAGGTGTTGACATGGTGGTGTCCTAGCAGTCCGGTAAAGGACAAAGATGGAATCATAGCGGACGGAGCAATCCGAAGTGGTAAGACACTGTGCATGTCACTGTCCTACGTGCTGTGGGCAATGGAAAGTTTCAACCAACAGAACTTCGGTATGGCTGGAAAGACAATCGGATCATTCCGAAGAAATGTACTCTTCTGGCTGAAGCTGATGCTGAAAAGCCGAGGATATCAAGTTGTGGATCATAGATCAGACAATCTGATTGTAGTAAGCAAGGGAGATACACAGAACTTCTTCTACATCTTCGGTGGTAAGGACGAAAGGTCACAGGACTTGATTCAGGGTATCACCCTTGCCGGTATGTTCTTCGATGAGGTTGCTCTGATGCCAGAGTCATTTGTCAACCAGGCAACAGGACGATGCTCTGTTACCGGTTCGAAGTTTTGGTTTAACTGCAATCCGAACAGTCCAAGACATTGGTTCAAGGTTAATTGGATTGATAAGTGTGATGAGAAACGCATCATCTATCTGCATTTCACTATGGACGATAATCTTTCACTGTCTGAGCAGATTAAGGAAAGATACCGGAGCATGTATGTAGGTGTGTTCTTCAAGCGTTATATCTTAGGATTGTGGTGTGTGGCTGAAGGACTTGTCTATTCCATGTTCGATGAAGAAAAGCATGTTACTGACGAACACATGAGTGGAGCATTGGAATACATCGTGTCAATCGACTATGGTACGGTCAATCCATTCTCGGCCGGTCTGTGGGCATTCGATGGGAAGAACTCACAGCGTGAAGCTGAATTGTACTACAACAGTAGAGAAGCCGGCAAGCGTGTAGATGATGAAGCCTATTACAAGATGCTGAAAGAACTGATCGGAGACAGAAAAATATCATGTATCATCATAGATCCATCCGCAGCATCGTTTATCGAAGTAATTAAGAAGTACGGAGAGTACACCGTGAAGAAAGCAGACAATGATGTACTGGACGGAATTCGAGTAGTCACAACGATGCTCAACAAAGGACTCCTAAAGATATATAAGGATTGTACAAGCTGTATTAATGAGTTTGGTCTGTACTGTTGGGATGAGGAAAAGAACAATGATACAGTCATTAAAGAGAATGATCATGCGATGGATGATACGAGATATTATGTCTACACATTCTTACGTAGGCGGTTAAGGTGGAAATATTAATGGGACTAATACAAAAAATTAAGGCGGTATTTAACAGAATGTTTGGAGTAAACGAAGTAAGAGATATATTTGGAATTGAGGTAAGTCGCTCTTCTGATATGCAGACTGCCTTAGACTTGTATAAGGGTATGAGATCAGGACTGCCGACATGGTGCATGGACGGAACAATCAAACCGACAAGGTTCTCTAATGTCATTTGCCGGGAGATTGCAAACCTTACACTATTCAATGTCAATGTTGAGATTGATGGTAACGATGCGCTCAAGAAGAAATTTGATGAAGTGTTGAACGCGTTACAAGAGAAACAGGAAGAGAGCTGTGCTACTTGCGGAATGATGATCAAGACGGACGGACAAGGAATTGAGTTCCTGGATCCTGACTATTTCATCATCACGGATACTAACACAAACGGTGATGTACTTGCAGCAGTGTTCTTCTCGTACATCAAAAAGGGAAACAGGTACTACACAAAAGCAGAATATCACAGATTTGAGGATGTGAATGGTGAAAGAGTCTATAAGATTTCATCAAAAGCATTCAAGAGTGAGGATAAGAACCGTATCGGATCTGAAATTTCCCTAGAGAAAGTAGATGAGTGGAAAGATATTCTCCCGGAAGTAGAAGTAAGAGGGTTGGAGTATCCATTATTTGTGTACTGGCGAAATCCTTATGCGAATGCAATCGACAAGGAGTCTCCTCTTACTGTACCGGTATTTGCTGAATGCATTGAAGAGTTGAGATGGCTCGATATCGCACTCAATAAGATGGGGGACGAACAGGAAGACAGCCAGCACGTTACTTTTGTATCACAGACAGTAATCCAATATGCTAATCAGAATGGAATCAAGCTCCCTCGATTCGTGCAAGGACTTGAAATGGGAGCGGATGCAGACGGTACGATTCAAGAACATGTACCGACTATGTTGGTAGCCGAAAGAACTTCTGCCATCAACTTCTATCTATCCATCATCGGATACAAGTGTGGATTCTCTAATGGATACTTCTCGTTTGATGAGTCAAGAGGAATTCAGACAGCAACACAGGTTGAATCGGATGATAGAAGAACGCTACATACAATTGAAGCATTCAGAACAATCCTTGATGGAAAGAACCATGATGGAGTTATCCACAGAATCTTATACATTCTCTACGCTACAGGAACAGCGAACGGAACAATTCCGGCTTCCGGATATCAGACAGCTTGTGAGTTTGAAGACCTTGTGTACAACCTTGAAGATGATCGTGCACGTTGGTGGAACTATGTAGTACAGGGAAAAGTACCGGCATGGATGTACTTCGTGAAGTTTGAAGGGATGACAGAGCCAGAAGCGAAAGCAATGATTGAAGAAGCCAGTGACAAAGGCGAAACTCTCTTTGATAAATTCCAAGATGAGTAAATTATGGGGACAATGAAAGCAAGCGAATACGGTACTATGTACTTGAGGACGAAAAGTTCATTCGTTTTTCATTCCTTGACAGTGCAATGTACAGCACTATAAATATTGCTACTAACCGTCAGATGGCGGTTAAGGCTTGTTCCTTAGTAGGACGCAGACTCGGAGCATAACCGGGACAGGCCTATTCCCGGTTTCTTGTCATCTCCCCGGGAACACCTAAAATAATGCATCGAGTGGTTTTTCTTGGTTCACGCTCGATGCTTAAGCTATCATAGCTCAAATGGATAGAGCAGTTGATTACGAATCAACAGGTTTTCGGTTCGAATCCGAACGATAGCTTTCTCCGGAACTCGGAGAGAGATCTTTTTCATAACAAATTTTTCCTTACTACAGTGTAGTTGGAAGCCGTATAGCTTAATGGTAAAGCGGTGTTACTCCCCCTTACGCAGATTAAGGTTCGAATCCTTATACGGCTATTTTCAAATATGATTACCTCGGTGAAGAGTGATTTTTCAGTCATGCCGAGATGCAATGGTAACGAGATAGGCTTGTTCGAGATATTGGATAAGCTGATTCTTTCCACTGGGAGTGATTTTGGTGGTGGAGATGGAGGTTCGAACCCTCCTATTTCGTTTTTAAGAGAGGAGTAGCAATGGAAAAAGTAAACGTATTAGGAACTGAATATAAAATTATCCGTGAAGAGATGAAAGATGCAGAATATGACGGATACTGCGACTATACATCTAAAATCATCAAATTGAGAACTGATAACGTGAACAAGTTAGGTGATTTCGACTGTTTGATGAAGAAGCAGTTGCGTCACGAAATCATACATGCTTTTCTTTACGAAAGCGGATTAGGACCGAACTTTGAACATTACAAACAGTTTGGGCATGAGGAAACAATAGTGGACTGGTTTGCTATCCAGTATCCAAAGATAGAGGAAGCATTTAAGAGTGTAGGTGCGTTGTAGAAGCAGAAAGAAAGGAGAAATGAACGATGACATTTAAAGAAGCATTAAAAGCAATGAAACGTGGAGCAAAGGTGAGACTCCCTGGTTGGTTAGCTTATTATTGGTACTGGGATGAGGAAAAAGAGACGGTTATGACGCATAGTAAGCCGTTGCTCATTGGAGGCGAAGAAAATGAAACTGATATTAAAGACGAGAGAGTCGGAAGAGTTTTTGATGATATGTTAAGAGAGGACTGGATGATTGCAAACGAAGAAAATTGTCCGATAGTCTGTGACAAAGCAGTATTTTCATTTGGTGACGCTATCACATATCTGAAAAAAGGGCGTAAAGTGGCACGTAAAGGTTGGAATGGTAAGAAGCAGTACATTCAGCTTGCTACTGGGATTTCTTACAAGACAGCAGATGGAGAAATTGTAAACTGTGAACATGATGCTATTGGAAACATGGCTATTTCATTTGTCGGAACATCAGGAGTACAGATGGGATGGCTTGCAAGTCAGGCAGATATGCTTGCTGAAGATTGGGTGTTTGCAGAGTAGGAGGATTAGAAATGAAGAAATTATCAACAATTCAGAAAAGAGAAAAATTAAATGATGTATTTGCTGTAGATGAAATCGGCCCAGGTGGTGCTAACCACTTATATTGTGTGTACAAGGCTGGAACAGCAACGCTTGAAGATGATGATACATCGTTAAGAGCGGAACCGGAGAATCTGCTTCTTACATTACAGATGCAGTGCGGACCACGAAAAGAAAAAGATTCGCTTCACGGTGTAATCGACACAGATTTACTGGAAATTGTCCGTGATCGCTTAAAAGCTTTTCAGGCAGGACCGTTTTCGTCAAGAGAAAATGCTTGTGCACTTACTCATATTGAGGAAGCTCTTATGTGGATGAATCGTAGAGTAGAAGATCGCATTGAAAGAAATGTTCTTGGAAAGAACGAAAAATAGGAACTGTATGAAGATGTGTACTGAAAGATTACAAACACTTGTCATACAGAGGAGTAAACAAGGCGGTGACAATATGGCGGTATCAACTATGAATATTCTTATCATTTGCGTAACAATTTTGCTTTTTGCAATCATTACACAGGATGATAAAAATGACAAAGATGGTGAGGAATAATGCTAACACCTGAATATTTACAAAGAATAACAGAAGGGGCGGAGGAGATATCTTCGTCCCTTCATCGCACTATTATGGACATGATCATCGAGAGAATCATGAAGAGACTCGGCAGAGGTGAGGACTATCTGCTGACACAGACAGACCGATGGCAGATACAAGTGCTTCAAGAGTCTGGTGAACTGCTAGAGGATATCCAAAAGGAAATAGCGGACAAGACAAAGTTGCAGAAGAAAGAGATTAAGGATGCATTTGTCGATGCTGGTATCAATACTCTGAAATGGGATGATGCTGTGTATATTGCAGCCGGACTCACTCCAACAGCACTGATGCAATCTCCAACCATGCTCAGGATCCTCGAGAGAGATTACCTTGCTACTGCCGGAGAATGGAACAACTTCACACGGACCACAGCACTGGATGCACAGAGGACTTTCATCAATCAGATGGACAATGCCTACCATCTTGTATCTACTGGTTCTGTATCGTACACACAAGCGGTCAGAGATGTAATTAACAATATCACAGAAGTAGGACTCAAAGTGAACTATCCTACCGGGTACAGAATGAGCATTGAGTCAGCAACGATGATGATCGTGAGGACAGGAGTGGGACAAGCAGCTGCCGACATCTCCATGAAGAGAATGGAAGAAATGAACTGGGATACTGTTCTTGTGTCTGCTCACTTAGGAGCACGTACCGGCAACGGTGGAATGAATCCTGGCAATCACTTGTGGTGGCAAGGACGATTCTACTCACGAAGTGGAAAGGATAAGAGATTCCCGGACTTCGTTAAGACCACAGGATTCGGAACTGGTGAAGGACTCTGTGGATGGAACTGCCGGCATTCTTTCGGAAGTGGTGACGGAGTGAATAATCCTTATGATGACAAGAAGATTAACTTTGCTGATAACCATAAGGTTGAGGAATTGCAGAAGAAACAGAGAGCACAGGAGCGTAGGATTCGTGACACCAAGCGGAAGATACAGAACTTGCAAACAGCTGTTGATAACTGCAAGGATGATAAGGCAAGGTTTGAATTGCAGAATATGCTAGACCGCAAGGCTCACACACTAAAGCTTCAGAACAAGCGATACAGTACCTTCTGCGAAGAGAATGACCTAAGAGAGTATGCAGAACGATTGAAAGTCGCACAGTGGGACAGAAAGCAAGCTATGAAGAGCGCGGCTGCTGCCAGAAGATACGAAAGTGCGAAAAAGAGTTAAAGATGGGTACAACGAAGTAATCAAAAACATTCATAATGGATATTGGGTGAAGATTATATCGTATTTTTGCGCCTCCTTTTTTGAAAGATAGCCTACTAGGGGAATCCTGTTAAGAGGTATCGCACATCTCGGTAGGCTTTGCTCCTAATGGAGCTGGGGACAGATGTGAATCTGCCTTTCTATAGCATCTGTTCTTGCGTGGTAATGGCTATGAGGGTTCGACTCCCTCAACCACGATTACCCTGACAGAGGTTTATCTGTCTGAATCCCTACCGTGGACGAAACGGTTAATAAAATACGTTGAGGAGGATATGAAACATGAAAAACATTATTCAGATTCTTTCCGATGCTGGTCTTGAGATTACAGATGAGCAGAAGAAAACAATCGAAACCAGTGTGAATGAGAATTACAAGACTCTTGCCGAGTTTGAGAAACAGGGAAGAAAGCTTGATACAGTCACACAGGAAAGAGACAACATTCAAACACAGTATGACACAGCCAAGTCTACACTTGAAGGATTTGAGGGAAAAGACTTTGATGCTATCACAAAAGAACGTGATGAGTGGAAAACCAAAGCAGAGACCGCAGAGAAAGAGTGGCAGACAAAACTTGCGAACAGCGAGAAAGATTATGCAGCAAAGATTGAAGAAAGAGACTTCAATGATGCTCTGGTCAAAGCACTGGCAGGTGAGAAATTCACTTCTGACTTTGCACGAACAGGAATTATCAGCATGATCAAAGAGAAAGGGCTGAAACGTGAAGGCGAGAAAATCCTCGGACTCGATGATTACATGAACGAGCTGAGAGAGTCACAGAAAGATGCATTTGCACCGACAGATGCTCCGAAAGTGCCGACCTTCACAACACCTACAAACAAAGGTGGAGGAGACAGTAAGACTCCAGTGTACACACCACCGACAGTATGGTAGTCATGCAATAGTACGGTTATCAATCAGAGATAATCGTTGACCTTAAAAAGTTAAAGGAGATTACGAACATGGCAGATGCAAGAATTCAGTCATTAAACATGCTTCTCGATCCAACTGGAAAAATGTTCCTCGCTGAGGAGTACGGAAAAGTTATCGAGAACGTACAGAAACTTACAATTTCCGGAGCAATGAAGAACACAGAGCTTTCTGGTGATCCTCATGCCGGAACAGTAGAAGCAAAGAGATTTGCAAACGCAACACCGAAGAACTACGGAACAGCTAGAACAGCTGCAAAGGGTGACGGTGTTAAAGGTAAAACGGTAACAATTCCGATTGATCAGGACAGAGAGATCGTAGAAGAAGTAGAGCAGAAAGATGTTTCCCTTCTTGGAGTTGAAGGACTTATTGCTAAGAGAACAGCAAACCATGCGCTTAGAATGGCAGCAGAGCTTGATACAAAGTTCTTCGAAGTAGCTGGTACAGATGCTACAGAAGTAGATCTGACAGGAATCACAGCAATTGAAGATATTGCAGAGAAAATGATTCAGCAGTGTGAGACAACAAAGAATGAGTACGTGGACGGAGTTCCAAGATCAATGATGCACATGGTACTGGATCCGGACTATTACGGAAAAATCAGAACATACCTTGACAAGGTAACAGTTCCTGGTGTTGGAGCAGCTGACGAAGAGTTCTACGCTTTCCACGGTGTTAAGACATACTCTTGCGTACATCTTCCAACAGACGTTAAGGCTCTCGTTATGGTTGACGGTGCAATCGCGCAGCCAGTAATGTCAGATCCTTACAATGCAGAGAAGATTCCACTGTCAAACGCTTACGGAATCGAACTGTTCTACCACTTCGGAACAAAATCTGTTACACCGGATCTTATCTTCAAAAATAAGAAAATTGGTGGTTGATTAAGATGAAGTTCTTAGACAAAGAAACTGGACTGTATCTGTCTACTGACAATGCCGAGAGTATTGCCAGTATGCAGAGCAATCCTAACAAATACGAAGAAGTAGCAGATAAGCCACAGAAGAAACAGCAGACAAGAAAAAAAGCTGAGTAAGGAGATTCACATGGCATACACAGACTATCAGTTCTATACAACTAAATATTTTGGAGATGCCGTGACAGAGGAAGAGTTTCCTAAGTATGCAGAACGAGCAAGCGAACGTGTAGACAGCGTCACCTTTGACCGATTAGCCGATGGTCTTCCGGAAGACGAGAAGGATAATACAAAGGTTCAGAAAGCTGTCTGTGCGGTTGCTGAAGTACTGCAACAGATTGACTCGATCAGAAAAGCATCAATGGATACGGTCGGAGTGGTAAAACATGAAGACGGTACCGTGAGCAAGAAGCAAGTAGCATCCATTACGTCAGGTGCTGAAAGCATAAGTTTCGTCACTGGGACTAACGGAACAGCAGATAGCATCTATGCACGAGCGTCAATGGATAAGAAAGTGGAAGCTCTTCTGATCAGACAGGTAGCTTCTGAATATCTGCAAGGAGTTGTAGATAAGGAAGGAGTGTGCCTACTCTATGCTGGTATTTAGATGGCTTAAGCGGTTAATGTGCCGACATGAAAAATTGACATATTCTTCAACTTTCCTCGATGAGGTCGGATACCATGAGTACAAGACTCATCATGTATGGAAGTGCAAGGAATGTGGAAAAGAATTCTATTAAGGAGGGGATACCGATGTATGACAAGACTGTGACTGTATTTAACAAATACATTGACAAGAGTGATGCCATATATTGGTATCCTCATGTTATATCCGGAGTCACACTTATTACGGATAAGGCTGCAAACGTTGCCAAGACCGGTTTGGAAAATGCTGATACAGCGAAACTCCATGTGCCTTTTGTGGTACGTGAAGGAGAAAGGACAGTGTGCAATCTTTCCTATCTCACTCCGAAAGTGTGGAAAACTACGGAAAACAAAGAGGGTTCAATCACATTCTCAACAGGTGACATCTTCTTGGAAGGTGAATATCCGGAAACGGTAATTGCCGATGAAGACTATACGTCACGCACAAACAAAGGATTCTACGATTATCTGAATAAGAAGATGGACAATGTTTTCTTAATCACAAGCGTAGGCTCTTACACACTGATTCCTCATTTTGAGATTGGGGGAAAGTAATATGGCAAGCAAGACATTTCATTTTCCAAGCTTCTCAATCGTAAAAGGTGACATCAAAGTAAATGTCAGCTTGAACAGATTTGAAAAGCAGTTCCAGGAAGCACAGAACTGGCTAGATGGCCGAGTGTTCACTGACATGGAAAAGTATATGCCGTTTCGTGACGGTAACATGAGAAACGTGTCTGCGATTATGAGCAGGTCCATGCAAGGAAGCGGTCAAGTGATTGCCGGTGCTCCACCTTACGGAAGATTCCTCTATGAAGGAAAAGTTATGGTAGATCCTGTCACAGGCTCACCGTGGGCAAGGGCCGGAGCAAAGAAAGTGGTCACGGACAGAGACCTTGTGTTTGACAAGACAGCGCATCCACGCGCAACAGACCATTGGTTTGATGCTGCAAAGGAACAATATGTGAAGTCTTGGGCGAAAGGAGTGAAGAAACGTGCCGGAGGAAAGTAAGAAACCGGTCAAGTACGATGTAGACGGTTACGAAGCTGTAACTGATGCACTCGTTTCTCTTCTCAATAGTTTTCCAGGATTAGAGGAAGACGAAAAGATAAGATTCTCCACACTAGATGAAAATGGCGGTATTGCCTTCTATCCAGTGACAGGAGCGGTGATTGCACTGGAAAAGAAGAGTGTAACTGGCAAAGTAGACCAGTTGTGCAACTATCCTTTTTATGTGATCTACCGGTCTTCAATCGACTCTCCAAAGATTAAGGCCAGTATCAAAGAATTCCTCGATACTCTTGGAAAGTGGCTTGAGCAGCAGACCGTAATCATTAATGGAGAACAGAAGAGACTGGAAGAATATCCAGTGCTTACAGAAGAGAGAAAAATAGAGGAGATCATAAGACTTACACCGGCCCACTTAGATAATGTGAGTGATGGTAATGTCCAAGATTGGGCAATCAGCATCTCCTTGAAATACAGAAACATATTCTACAAGAAATAACGGAGGATAACAAAGATGAAATTAGAGCGTGAAGCGTTGATGCATTATCTTGATGCATCGTTTAAAAAGACACCGGCAACAGCAGAGTGGGCGGTTCTCGGTGACGATATCGAGGAAATGTCCGTGGAGCTTAATCCAGACACGGAACAGAAGAGGACCATTCTTGGAAAAACTGTGACAACTGATAATGGATATGCACCTTCCATGTCAGCTGATCCATTCTACGCAGATCCAGCGTCCAAACTGTATCCGAAGATTAGAGAGATTGCGTTTAACCGTCTGAAAGGTGATAAATGCAAGACTCTTATGCTTGAAGTAATCGTAGAGGATACGTCAGCAGCTAAGCATCTTGCTTATGTACAGGAAGTAATGGTTAAACCACAGTCTTATGGTGGAGATACAACTGGTGTTAATATTCCATTCGATGTAACAGACGATGGTGAGAGAACAAAGGGTTATGTCACAGCTGAATCTCTGAAATCAGGCAAGCCAGTATTCGCAGAGGGTGAAATCGTAGCTGCTTGAACTGAAGAACTTTCGGTATACGATGAAGATCATAAAGAAGTATTCGGCTTAGAATAGGCGAGAAAGGACGATACAATGAGCAATAAAATAGCAAAACCAATGGCAAACAAGATTGTAGTAGATGATGGTAGCAAGGTCTACACGATTGAGAACAAAAGAGGAAAGGTTCTCGGCAAGTTCGAGTTCAGACCTACAGACACAAACATCGTGAAGAGATATGAGGAAGTAGTTGAGTACTACAATTCCTATCAGCTGCCGGAGAATCCAAGCGATGCGGATATGAGAAAAGCAGAGGATGACATTATGGAGAAGATCTCCTACCTTGTCGGAGAAGATGCGAAAGAGACATTCTTCTCAATTCTCGGAGCATTCTCACCACTGGCAAATGGGGAACTGTACATGGAGAACGTCCTGTCCTCTATCGCAAAAGTGATTGAGCGTGAGATGAACATCCGTACAAAGAAGGTACAGAGTCGCATGAATAAGTATGTGGCGAAGTACCACAACTGATGGATCCGTGGAAACTTCCCACATCATTAGAAGTTAATGGAAAAGAATATTCGATACGCTCCGATTTTAGAGTAGTATTGGATATTCTTTCTGCTATGAATGATCCGGACATCTTCGAACCTGGCATGACAGAGGAAGAGAAACAACAGGAGAAAGCACTCACGATGCTTAAAATCCTCTATGCTGACTTCGATTCTATGCAACCAAAGGACTGGCAAGAAGCCTGTCAGAAAGCGTGCGAGTTCATTGATTGCGGTATCAAGAATGATGGCAAACCTAGACCTAGAACAATGGACTGGGAACAGGATGCACCTATCATCATACCGGCTGTGAATAAGGTCAATAACGGTGATGTACGTTCTGTAGACTATATGCACTGGTGGACATTCTTCGGACTCTATATGGAGATTGGAGAAAGCACATTTTCAACAGTAGTCAGCATCCGTGACAAGAAGAGAAAAGGTAAGAAGTTAGAGAAGTGGGAACAGGAATACTACAAAAATAATAAGTCTATCGTAGACTTGCATCAGAAGAGTACAGAGAGAAGTGACGAAGAGAAAGCTGAACTCCGAGAACTCTTCGGATTGAATAAATAACCGGATATCGTTTGAGATATTCGCTGACCGCAAAAAATTAGCGGTGGAAAGGATTAGAAATGGCACAAGCCGACGGCTATATCATAATTGACACAGAGATTAACGCTGACGGCATGAAAGCCGGAAGCAGAGAAGTTGAAGCAGCTGTCAGAAGAATGGCAAACTCTGTCGAGGACATGGGTTCTAAAGCTAAGACAGCACTCAACAAACAAGCAGACTCATTCTCCAAGCTAAATCAAGAATATGCTGCACAGGAACAGAAGGTTTCAAACCTTAAGAAGAAAATAGCTGAATATGGTGAACAGAAGACTCCAACAGAGGAATACAGAGAGATTCAGGCTCAGATTGACAAAGCCACACGGAAACTTGATTCGCTGAAAGCTGCACAGGAAAGATTCCTTGCTGGTGGCGGTACAAGCTATAACTCATCTTACAAGAAGATGCAGTATGACATAGAAGAACTTGAGAATGAGATCAAATACGCAAGAGCAGAACTTACCGAGTTGGAAGCCACTGGCGGAGCGTTTACGCTTGGCTCTAAGACGCAAGAAGCTACAGCCAGTATGCGTACATTACAAGCAGAAGAGAGAAAGCTTGCTGCTATGAATAATCGTCTGCATACCTCGTACAATTCCGTAAAAGGCAGTGTGGACGAATATAAGCAAAAGCTAATGAGTGCAGCACCGGCACAGAGAAAGCTTGCAAATGAGAGTGAAAGAGCATCGAAGTCTATAACTAAGACAGGCAATGCAGCAAATGGTGCTAGATTCGGCATCGGAAGAATGATTAAGATGTCATTGCTTATGAGCGTAGCATTCAGAGTGTTCTCGGCTGCAATCAATGCTATCAAGGAAGGCTTCACAAACCTTGCACAGTACTCAAGTAGCACAAATAACAGCATTTCAATGTTGTGGAGCAGTCTTGAAACGCTCAAGAATAGCCTAGCAACAGCATTTGCACCAATTCTAAGTGTTGTAGCACCAATCTTAAGCAAGTTCATTGATATGCTCGCAACAGCTGCAAGCTATGTAAGTATGTTCTTCTCATTCCTATCCGGAAAGAGCACATACACGAAAGCAATCGCAGTACAGAAAGATTATGCCGGAAGTCTTAAGGATACGGCAAGCGGTGCGAAAGACGCAGCAGACGGGACAAAAGAAGCTGCGGAAGCTGCGGAAGATTACTTATCACCACTTGATGATATCAACCGAATGGATAAGCAGAACTCCGGAAGTGGTTCTGGTGGTTCCGGAGGTGGTGGTGGCGGTGCCGGTGGCGGTTCCGGACCACTGTTCGAAGAAGTACCAATTGACAATAAGTTTGCATCCTTGCTTGATTCCGTATTGGACAAGCTGAAACAGATCAGAGACATCTTTATGGATGGTTTCTGGGATGGACTTGGAGATTACAAGCCAGTACTTGAAGAACTGAAGAAAGACCTTAAGTCTATCGGAGAACACATCAAAGATATCTTCACAGATAAAAATGTTCAGGAAGCAGTTAAGAGATTCGCTACATTGTTCATTTATAACATGGGCAAAACAGTAGGCTCATTTGTTTCGATTGGGTTAACAATAGCAGCAAATGTTGTTGGAGGTATTGAAAGCTACTTAGAAGAGAATACAGACAGAATCAAGAAGTGGCTTGTGAGGATGTTCGATTTAGGCTCAGAGATTTCCATAATTGTAGGAAATTTAAGTGCAACAATTGCAGAGATATTCCAACAGACATTCGGATCACAGACAGCACAGAACATTACTGGCAATATTATTGGCATATTTACCACAGCGTTCGGAGAAATTATTCTACTTGCCACAAGCTTTGCAAAAGATGTAATGGATGCGATTGCAACACCTATCATCGAGAACAAAGATAAGATTATTGAAGCTATCAATAACACGCTGAAACCAATAGAGGAGATTACTCAATCTATAGAAGACTTCGTACAGAAGTTAGCAGATAAGCTGACTGAACTGTATGATGAGCATATAGGACCGTTTATCAATGATGTTGGAAGTGGCTTATCAGAAATAGGTGGAACACTTCTTGATACCTATAACCAGTATATCGCACCGATTCTTGATCAGTGGGCGCAGAAGTTCGATGAAGTCTTAAACGGACCAGTGGGCGATGCAATCGACCACATCATTGACGAAACTGGAAGGCTGATTGATGGACTTAATTGGCTGTGGAATAACGTACTTATTCCTCTTATACAGTGGTTGATAGAGAACGTGATTCCAGTACTTGCACCTATAGTGGCATGGATTGGTGATACGCTTCTTTCCATTGTTGCCAGCGTAACTGGAATGGCAGATAGCGTTCTCAAACAGCTTGATGGAATCATCCAGTTTTTAACAGGAGTTTTCACTGGGGATTGGGCGAAAGCATTGAGTGGAATCTTGTTATACGTTGAAGGATTTAAGCAGAACATTAATATTATCTTCAATTTCATCAAGAATCAAATACTTGATCCGCTGTCAAAATGGCTTGACGGAGTATTCAAGGTGGATTGGGTAAAAGACTTTGGTGTAATTGGAGATTACATGAATGCATGGCTTGCGAATATTCAGAACATTGTTGCAGCTGTGAAACAGGCATTTAGCGGAATCGTTGATTTTGTAAATGGTGTCTTATCAGGAGATTGGCAACAGGCATGGGATGGTATCAAGAATATCTTCGGTGGTGCTTGGAATGGCATGTTAGCAATCATCAAATCTCCAATTAACGGAATCATCGGATTGATGAACGGACTCCTTAGAGCTGCACAGATCATGCAGAATGGCGTTGCTAATGCACTGAACAAAATGAACATATCAGTTCCATCATGGGTTACATCATTAACTGGAGTATCATCTATCGGATTCCATATATCAAAATGGAGTGCTCCACATATCCCTTACCTTGCACAGGGTGCTGTTATCCCACCAAACAAAGAGTTCATGGCGGTACTTGGTGACCAGAAAAGCGGTAACAACATTGAAGCACCTGAAAGCCTTATCCGTAAGATTGTAAGGGAAGAAACTGGTAACAGCTCACGCAAGATTGAAGTGCCGGTATATCTGAACCGTAGACAGATTGCGAAGGCTGTGCTTGAAGAAGGAAAGAACATGAGAACACAGACGGGAAGAAATCCGTTTGAAATGGCTTAGGAGGTAGAATATGGCACAGAACTATTTAAAATTCGGCTCATTCACACCACCAGATGTGGATGAGGACGGATATCAAATTTCATTCGCTACTACCTCTACAGAAAACTCAGGAAGAACCATGAGGGGAAATATGAAAAACTCCCCTCTCTTCACAATAGAAGCTTATGAGCTGAAATGGAGTGACATTAAGGTAAGTGACGCAAGCAAAATTCTCAAAGAGGTTATGGGAAAGAGCGGATTCGACTTTTTCCATCTTAACATTTATGAGAATAGATGGGAAACCAAAAGGTTTTACGCAGCAAACTTTAATGCTCCATGTGTCAGTTTAGTAGAAGGCGAAGAGAAACTGGATGAGCTGAGTTTTCAAGTAACATCGGAAAATCCAGTGTTATAGATTTCACCGGATATCGAAAGAGATATTCGCTGACCTTAAATAGCTAGAGGTAGATTATGAAGAATGTAAGCAACGAATTTAAAAACATCATAAAGTCAGGCGGTCCGTTTTATGCTTATGCATCGATCACACTGAAAAATGGCAAAAATCTTACACTTGATTCGGATAACGATTTCTTCATAAGCGGTAATGGATACACAGAAGACGGAGGAGATGGATTCCCACTGGGATCCGCTCTCTCCAAGTCCGTTACGCTTGTCATTGATAACATCGATGAGAGATTTTCCAAGTATGATTTTTACTATGCACAGATTTCACTCTTCACTGAAGTTGACATCGAAAGTAGAAGCTATGATGCATGGAGAGATGTGAAAGGTGAGGAAATTCTCGATGTCAATGGCAACACGATTATGCTGACGAAATCAAGAATCGAGAGATTGAACGAGGGTACATTTACAGTACTTGAGCCAATAGCGGTTGGAGATACGATAGAACTTGTAGGTTATGATTCAATGTACAAAGCAGATGCAGACTTCACGTCTAAGCTATCTTATCCAACAACAGCTGGACAGCTTCTAAGAGAAGCGTGTAGTACATGTAACATCACGCTTGGAAGTCCGAAGTTTAAGAACGATGATTTTGTGATTGAACAGGCTCCGGAAAAAGTGACTTGCCGAGAAGTAATCGGATATATCGCAATGCTTGCCGTTGGTAATGCTGTGATTCAGAACGGAACACTTGTTATTAAGAGTTACGACTTTTCTGCAATATCGAAGATTACAAATAGGGATGACTTAGTGGAAGATGTTGGCTATAGCATTTTGATGGACTATCAGTCAAATCCGGACATTAGCACAGATCCTGTTGTAATCACTGGAATTGCGACCACAAAGAAAGTAGAAAACGAGAGTACAATCTTAATAAGAGGTACAGATGATTATGCACTTGAAATCACGAATCCTCTTATTGAAGGACATGAAGATGATGCAATCAATCTGATTGGAGATGTATTGATCGGAGTTAAGCTGAGAGGTTTTAGCGGAGAATTCTTCCCTGATCCAACGATCGAATTCATGGATCAGGCTTGCGTGGTAGACCGGAAAGACAAAGTTTATCCAACATTTATCACATCTCTTGAGTTTAATTATCTTGGCAGCAGTTCATTTTCTTGCGGAATCAAGGATCCGGAACGGCAGAAGAGCACTTATTACAGCGAAGCTACAAAAGTGTATGAGAAAGCCAAAAAGGAAATCAAGCAGAACAAGACAGAATTTGAAGCAGCTGTCGATAATCTGAACAAGACGCTTGAGAGTGCTTCTGGAATGTATTCTACAGAAGTTGTGCAGCCGGACGGAAGCGTAATCTCATACATTCATGATAAGCCGACAGTAGAAGAGTCCAAGAACGTAATTAAGGTCACATCTGAAGCTATCGGTATCTCAAGTGATGGCGGTAAGACGTATCCTTACGGACTATTCCTAACAGGAGACCTTATTACAAGAATCTTGTATGCTATCGGCATTAATGCTGATTATATTAACTCAGGTTCTCTCACTGTAAAAGATAAGAATGGAAACATTACATTCTATGCTGATACGGAGACAGGACGAGTTACTATCAATGCAGAGTCAATATCCATCACCGGTAAGTCTGTGGAAGATATTTCCAATGGTATTGTAGATGATTTTGTAACTAACATTTACAAGACAGATATGGACGAGATTAAAAACTCCGTCCGGAACAAGATTGAAACATGGTATCAAAATAGTGATCCGTCTGTGAATTGGGGAATTACCATTGAAAAACCTTGGTGTGACATAGACGGAAATCCAATTCTTGATGTTAATGGAAATGAAATAACGCTCTTATTTGAAGAGTTAAAGTCAGAGCACGAAGGTGACTTATGGAAAGACCTGTCTACGAATGATGAGTATATTTATCGGTCCGGGCATTGGGTGAAGATGCAAGTTCCGGATGAAGTCTTTGACGAAATCGATGGAAAAGCACAGGTATTCATTAATACGCCTGTTCCACCGTATCGAGTTGGTGACTTATGGTTTGACGCAGACACACAGGAGATACTCACTTGTGTGGAAAGCAGAGATACAGGAAAGTGCGTGAAGTCCGATTGGCAGAAAAAGACCAAGTATACCGATGATAGCGGATTGAATAGCTTTATCAAGTCCGTGTATGATCCTAAGATTGCTGAATTACAGAGTCAGATTGACGGACAGATCGAAACATGGTTCTATGACCACGAACCTAGCTTGCAGAACGAACCGGCTGTGAACTGGACCACAAACGAACAGAGGAAAGAGCACGAAGGTGATTTGTTCTTCTGGAAGTCCACAGGATATTCCTACCGATTCTTGCAAGATGGAGCTGTGTGGAAGTGGCAGATTGTACAGGATACGGATATCTCGAAAGCACTTGCAGCAGCGGAAAAGGCACAGGACACAGCAGATCATAAGCGTAGAGTCTTTGTAGTGACTCCACAGCCACCTTACGACATAGGTGACCTTTGGGTACAGGGTGATGATGGTGACATCATGCGTTGCTGTGTTGCAAGAAGTGAATCGGCTTCTTTCTCGGCATCAGACTGGGAAAAGGCATCAAAGTACACGGACGATACAAGAGCCAATGAGGTACAGAAAGAGCTGGAAACAGTCAATAAGGACTTGCAGAATCAGATTGATGGCAAGATTGAGACATACAATCAATCTGCTGATCCGGCAGCTTCATGGACAACAGCTGAACTGAAAGCAAAGCATACTGGCGACTTATGGTACAACTCAAAAACCGAAGAAACAATGCGTTGGAACGGTTCAGCGTGGTCAAAGTTAAGTGATGCGGATGCGAAAGCTGCAAAGAACCTTGCTGTCACAAAGAAACGTGTATTCAGCGTAACTCCTTATCCACCTTATGATACAGATGATTTATGGGTGCAAGGTACAAACGGTGACTTGATGCGATGCGTGACCTCACGTCAGAGCGGAGAGTATGTCGCATCTGATTGGGTCAAGGCTACCAAGTACACAGACGATTCCGCAATCAATAACTTTGTTAAGAATACTTATGCTGCCGACCTTGAGAATATCAAGAATCAGATTGATCAGAAGATAGAAACTTGGTTCCAACCTACTGACCCGTCACTTAATTGGACTGGAAAAGAAACACAGCCTCTTTGCGATATAAACGGGAATGAAATCTTAGATGTTAGTGGAAAAAATATCACAATCACTGTGGAAACCGAGAAATCAACTCATGAGGGTGACTTGTGGAAGAATTCCAAAACTGGTGATGAATACATCTACAGAAGCGGAAATTGGGAAGAAATGCCAGTTCCAGACTCTGTATTCGATGAGATTGACGGTAAAGCGCAGATTTTCTCAACACAGCCAAAGCCACCGTATAGCGTGGATGATTTGTATTTCACTGGAAATGATATCCTTGTCTGCCTAAAGGACAGAGAAACTGGTGAGTATGTAGCAAGTGATTGGCAGAAGAAAGATAATTATACAGACGATTCTACAGTAACGGACTTCATCGAAAACATTTATGATCCGAAAATTGAAGATATCCAAAATCAGATTGATGGAAAGATTGATACGTACTATTACGATTATGAGCCTGCGAATTCAAACCATCCAGCATCTGAGTGGACTACAGCTTACGAAAGACAGAAGCATGTTGGTGACCTCTTCTTTTGGAAGAACAAAGGTTTCACTTACCGCTATATGAAAGTCGATACATCTTATCAGTGGGTGAGAGTGAAAGATGCAGACATCGTATCTGCGATGGAAACAGCATCAAAGGCTCAAGATACCGCAGACGGTAAGAGAAGAAACTTTATTACAACTCCTGTGCCACCTTATGACATCGGTGACCTTTGGACGCAAGGAAATACTGGTGACTTGATGAGATGTCAAACCGCAAGAACTAGTGGCAACTATGTTTCATCTGATTGGGTGAAAGCTACGAAGTATACTGATGATTCCGCGGTAGATAAGCTAAACAAATCTCTGACTTCCGAAGAAGTGTTTAACAGACTTACTGATAACGGGAAGAAACAAGGGATATATTTGCAAGGCGATCAGTTGTATATCAACTTCTCTTATGGCAAGGGCGGTACACTTACATTGGGAGGTGTAAACAATGAAAATGGCTCAATACAGATACTAGATGCCATAGGAGCGGAAGTTGGTAAATGGGATAAAGATGGACTGAACATCAAAAAAGGCTCGATTTATGGAAGCACGATATATTTAGATAAAGAAAAAGCGTCTGCGCTCATCGTTGGCCGTAACAATTCGAAAGAAATATTCACTATCGGAAGCATGGGGATGCATATTGATAATACTAATATGGGACTTCTCGCATCAGACAGTATGGTTGTTGACCTTATGGGCGGTTGGTTTCATGGTTTGAGAATGAAAGCATCTAATAATGGAAGGGGATACGGTTCTTCAATTTCCCCAGAATGCTTCTCTATTGGATGGGCTGAGGATTTACAAGGATGGTCTGATGCAATGTCAGAAGTGAAATCGTACACATTCAGCATTAGCGAGAACTCAACAGGTTGCCTTTCAATTAGAATTAATGGAAGTAGTTACATTGATGATTATGTAGATATAAGCCCAAGAGAAATAAAAACAACTGGAACTAAAAACCGTGTTGTTCCAACAGAGAATTATTCAAACAGACTTCAATATTGCTACGAAACAGCTTCGCCAATGTTTGGAGACATCGGTGAAGGAATTACTGATGAGAACGGTGAATGTATCGTTGAAATCGGAGATATCTTCACGGAAACCGTAACAACACGCATTGAGTACCAGGTATTCTTGCAGAAAGAAGGGGAAGGAGATTTGTGGATTGAAAAGAAGGAAGAGAATTACTTCATTGTGCACGGAACTCCGAATCTGAAATTTGCATGGGAACTGAAAGCAAAACAGAAAGATTACGAATATGTAAATCTTGAGGAAGATGTTGACAGGGAAGAAAAATTACCTGAAAGCCCTGAGAACATATTAAACGCGGAACTAGAAACCTTGATTAAGGAACAGGAGGAACTTTTAAATGAAACAGCTTAGTGGATTTTCAATTTTAAATGTAAATGGAATGGACAGAGCTACATTTACTTATGACGAGATTGACGAGAGCGGAAATCTTGTATCGCACAATAATAAGAAATCATTCTATATCGTTGATGCTGAACTCAAAACTCATGTAGATGCGATTAGAAAATTTATCACAGTAAACAAGGTTGACGAGGCGTAAGGGCATGAATAATGCTCTTACCCTTTTAATAAATGATTCAATAAAGGAGAATTAATCATGGAATGGACAAAGTACACAACTAAAGAAGCACTGAAAGACAATGATGAGTTAATGATTCTTGACACGGACGGTAAAGCAAACAAGCGTACACTGATGGACAAGATATGGGATTATGTTGTCGATAAGATGACTACGGCAGCTATCGCAAAGTTAGGAACAACTAACAAGACTTTGATCGGGGCAGTTAATGAATTAAATAGCAATGCATTCATAAATGCACCTAAAACATCATTAAACGTGACGGAATACGTTAAAACTTTAAGTGAAGGAAAACTGCATTTCTTTCGTACTGCAAGTGAAACACCTGGAAATCCTTATGGAGGTGGTAGTTGCCTATTTATGATTTATATAATTAACAGAGCTAGTAATGGAATCGGAATTTCCATTAATCATTCAACTACTGTATATTATTTAAGACTTGCAGAAGGTAAAATAACTTATTCCGCCTTATAG